AGCAGGTGGTAATGTTCCTGGTGGAGGTGGTGCAGGTAATACACCACCTGTTAGTCCACCACAAGGTAATTCTGGAGGAGCTGCTGGTACAGGTTTTCCAGCTCTTGGAGCTGGTGGTGGCGGTGCAGCTGGTGGATCAGGAAGTAGTGGAAGTACTTCAAGTGGAGGAACTGGAGGTAATGGTGCAGGAACAGCAATTAATCCAGCATCCCCAGTAGGAACACCAGGACCAAGTGCTCCTTTAAGATATTTTGCTGGTGGAGGAGGCGGTGGAGGATACGCTAATGGTAGTGGTAATACAGGTGGATATGGTGGTGGAGGAACTGCAAATTCAGCACCCCCTGCTCCTGGAAATGGAACAAATGGTACAGCTAATGCAGGTGGAGGTGCAGGAGGTTCTGGTATGGCAGGTGGATCAGGTGTAGTAATGATAAGATACAGATTTCAATAGGATAAATTATGAGTACAATTAAAGTAAATAAATTAGAACAAAGATCAGGATGCACAGCTACAGTTGGTGGTGGAACAGGTAAAACAGTTACAGTGGATGCAACGACAGTAACTTTAGGTCGTTGTGGTGGAACAGTTTCATTAGCTTCAGGAGCAACACAAACTGGATTTGGAAGATCAGGTTCAGTTAATTGGTGTACAACGGCTAAAACATCTCCCTTTACAGCAGCTAATGGAATTGGTTATTTTGTAAATACAACAGGCGGAGCAGTAACGGTAACACTTCCATCATCACCTTCAGCAGGAGATATTATAGCAGTTTCAGATTATGCAAGTACCTTTCAAACAAACAATTTAACTTTATGTAGAAATTCATCAAAAATTAATGGATCTTGTAACAATGCAATAATTGATACTAAAGGTGTTGCGTTTAGTTTAGTATATGTGGATGGAACAAGAGGATGGAAACAAACTAGTGATGCCACAGAAAATATTTCAGGAGTTCCATTATTTATTTGTGCTTCAGGTGGAACGGTAACAACTTGTGGTGATTTTAAAATACATACTTTCAACAGCACATCAACTTTTGTAGTTAATACAGCACCAACACCAGCTAACAATAACATTTCATATGTGGTAGTAGCAGGAGGTGGAGGAGCAACAGGTAGTATAGCAGGGGGTAGTGGAGCAGGTGGTTATAGAGAAGGTAAAACACCAGCAACTCCTTACACAGCTAGTCCATTAAATGCACCAGCAGGTTTGCCAGTTTCAGTTCAAACATATCCAGTTACAATAGGTGCCGGCGGAACTGGTAATGCATCTTATCCAAACATAACAAATGGTTCAGATTCAGTTTTTTCAACAATAACTTCAACAGGTGGAGGTAAAGGTGGAAATCATCCAGGTAACCCTGGTTCGCCAGGAGGATCAGGAGGTGGTGCCGGTGGTGATGGTACTAGTTCAGCGGGTTCAGGTAACAGTCCTCCAGTCTCACCACCACAAGGAAATGGTGGTAGTGTTGGATCTCCAAACTATCCACAATTAGGTGCAGGTGGAGGAGGAGGTGCCGGTGGTAGTGCAGGAGGCTCTGCTAACTGTAGAGGTGGTCCAGGTGGAGTTGGTACAGGAACAGCAATTAATCCAGCAGCAGGTACACCAGGTCCTGATGGAGCTTTAAAATATTTTGCAGGTGGAGGAGGTGGAGGTATCTATTCTTTAGGTAACCCTAATCCAGCCTATGCCCCAGGTGGGTATGGTGGAGGAGGTGCAGGTTGGGGAACAGGTAATCCTATACCCTCACCAGTCGTTTCAAGAAAAGGTACAGCTAATACAGGTGGAGGAGCAGGTCAATTTTCTGCTACGCCAGCTTGTACTGGTGGAACAGGTGGATCAGGTATAGTAATAATAAGATATAAATTTCAATAGTTGAAATAAGTTAATAAATAATATATAAGGAGAAACATTATGGCACATTACGCAAAATTAGGAGCAAACAATAAAGTTATAGCGGTTCACGTTGTAGCTGATGCTGATTGTTTAAATGCTGATGGTATTGAAGATGAAGAAGTAGGAAGACAGTTTTTGGAGAGAATCCATAGCTGGCCTCTTTGGAAAAAAACATCTTACAATACATCTGGCGGACAACACACAAATGGTGGAACACCTTTAAGAGGTAACTACGCAGGTATAGGTTATACTTATGATGAAGATAACGATATTTTCATTGGTAAGAAACCTTTTGCTAGTTGGGTTCTAAATGTGGCAGAAGCTAGATGGCAATCACCAGTTGGTGATGCTCCAGCATTATCTGAAGAAGAAACTCTTACTCATAGATATGAGTGGAATGAATCTACAGGTGCTTGGGATAAAACAGCTATATAATTCACTTGACATTTTAATTAGAGTTAATTACATACTAGATAGGTATGCAAAAGAAAGTATTAACAGAAGTAGATATTTATACAGGCAAAATTCAAATGCCTAAAGGCTTTGAGATTGACCGTGATAAAATAAGAAACGACATCATAGAATCTTTTGTTAAAAAAAATAGAATTAACACTAATCCACAAGCTTATGCTTTTGATGATTATGTTGTACCTTTTTCTCAACCCCTACAATGGCTGCAAGATTATGTGAGAGATCACTGGAGATTAGACTATGATAGAACTTTAGTGCAAAAAAATGTGCACGGTAATGTTATGCATCCAAAAGAAAAATCTTGGACAAGAGGTCAAGTTGATCCTGTTGATTTAAGAAACTCACCAGACTACACACTTATTTATGGTGTTGATGTTAAAGAAGGTTCTTCAGAATGTATTATCGAATATGATGATAACAGAAGAAAAAATAGAACTTGGCACTTACCTATAAAAGATAATCACTTTATAATGTTCCCTGCTACTAATAAATATTCTTTCTCACCTAATACTTCTACTGGTTTAAATATAATTTTAACAATTAACTATGAATATATCTAATTACTATTGGTATTTTGAATCTGCAATACCCCCAAGGATTTGTGATCTTATTGTTAAGTATGGTAAGGCAGAAAAAGAAAGAGAGATTATGGCTCTTACAGGCGGCTTTGGTAGAGATAGAAATTTAACTAAACAACCTCTTACTAAAGACGAAATAAAAGATTTACAAAAGAAAAGAGATTCAAATATAGTCTGGATGAGTGATCGTTGGATATACAAAGAGATTCAACCATACGTTAGAATGGCAAATCAAAACGCAGGTTGGAACTTTGAATGGGATTTTTCAGAAGCTTGTCAATTTACTATTTATAAAAAAGGTCAATACTATGATTGGCATTGTGATAGTTGGGATAAAGCTTATGTTGAAGAAGGTCCAACAAAAGGTAAGATTAGAAAATTATCTGTAACCGTAACGTTAACAGATCCAAAAGAATACAAAGGTGGAGAGTTAGAGTTTGACTTTAGGAATTTAGATCCTGATAAAAAACCTAACATTAGGGCGTGTACTGAAATATTACCAAAAGGTTCTTTGGTTGTGTTTCCTTCGTTTGTATGGCATAGAGTTAAACCCGTAACTAAAGGAGAAAGGAATAGTCTAGTAATATGGAATCTAGGTTATCCATTTAAATAATATGAATGATATAAAACAAGGTGGCAGTAGTACACCACAAAAATCAAAAGGACACGTAGATTTTAAATCTGCGTTTTATTTTCAAACACCAGTATGGATTGCAGAAGCACCAATGTTTCTTAAAAATACAATTAAACTAACAGATAAATATATTAAAAAAGCTGATAAACTTCTTAAAGATAAATTAAAAAACGAACCTAAATGGAAAAAAGATATAAGCACATTTGGTTTATCTAAACATAGTGAAAGTTTTTCACAAGACCCTAAAGCAAAAGATTTAGTAGAGTTTATAGGTCAACGATCCTATGAATTTTTAGATTGGCAAGGATTTAATTTACAAAATCATAGCTTACACTTTACAGAATTTTGGGTACAAGAGTTTAGTGAAAAAGGTGGTGGTCATCACTCTACACATCAACATTGGAATCAACACGTATCAGGATTTTATTTTTTAAAGTGCAGTGAAAAAACATCTTATCCTATCTTTCACGAACCAAGACCCGGTGCAGAGATGACAAAGTTACCTTTAAAAGATCAATCACAAATTACAATGGGAACTAATCAAATACATTACAAACCACAACCAGGAACGATGATTATATTTCCAGGTTATGTTCCTCACGAGTTTGCAGTTGATGCAGGACTAGAACCTTTTAGATTTATACATTGGAATATAAAAGTTGTTGAAACAGCAATATCAAAAGAAAAGAGTATTAAATGAGCTTTAAAAAAAATAAATATA